GTTATCTCTTTTCAATTCGTGTACTATCTCTACAAGTTGAAATTCATCTGACGTGCCATTGACACGTAGACAAGGCTTAAGCCCTAGACGGTCACATTTGCGTACAAATGCCAATAATTCTTTTAATAGCTTCTGAATAAATATTTCTCTGTATCTCTTGTATAGGATAGTTCGAACTATCCTAGCTTTTTGTATTGCATTAGTAGTATTAAAGTCCTTGGTGGATGCTATTCCACCCCTACCAGCTAGATTCAAGCATCCAGCTATACAACCAGCCGTTGCATACATACACATCATAAAGCCAGAAATACCAGCTGGTGCTAGATGCAATATAGCCGTCAGAAACCCAAATTCTAAAGACTTTTCAGTCTTGGGGTTTCCTACGGTCAATAGTTTTTGGTTTAGTTGCTTTTGACTTAAAATTTTTGGTACGTTTTTCATTGCTCTCTATCCTTTCTAACTAAAATGGGTAATCTTGTGTCTGTAAATCTGTATTCAATAAAAGCTTGAAACAATCAGCTTGTTTCTGGGTTATTTCGCAGCATTGAAAATTGTCATACTCTTCGGTTTGATCAAAGGACAAGCAACCGATTGTTTGTCCATTCAGTTGTTCATCAATAAAACAATCAGCTTTTACCATTTCATCAATATCTAGGTTTGAACTATCGCCATAAGCTAAGTAACAAATAAAATGTTTACTAATCCAGAACTCAATCACATACTCATTTTCCATACTCTTAATTCTCCTATGTAAGACGTTTTGTGTTACCCATATACTACCATATACGATTAATCCCATGTCAAGCACTAATTTTTTCGCATAGCGTCAACCCCAGTGTTCATAGGGAATTGAAGGTAAAACTTGCGCCGCCGTCACTCGCCCGTTTGACTTTTGTCGTGGACTGTGCATCGTGAAAAAAAAGTGCCAGTTTCAATGTGAATAAGTCGGTGAATAACTCATCATGTTTCGTGGCTCTTGTTTGGTGTTTCGTGGCTCTTGTTCCGTTTGTCTTTTGTGGTGTTTCGTGGCTCTTGTTTCGTGGCTCTTGTTTCGTGGCTCTTGTTTGGTGTCCCATGGTTCACTAATCACGCACCAAAAACCATCTGAATCGTGTGGAAAAGTCCAGGAACCTTCTCGTATCGGGTCAAATCGCTGTACCCAAGGCCAGGAGCGGATCCGCAGCGGCCGCCCGCCCATGAATTCTGGGGACGGGGCTTTAGCTATGTTTCAGACGAATATTTTGGTGATAAAATGTTTTTGCCCTCAAAAAAGTCATTTTTGGCTATAATAAAAGGGTAAGGAACCTTATTATGGATAATAGTCGAATTTTGACCCACGAAGAGCATCGCTTAAAACTAGAGCTAAGATTGGCCCAAATAGAGAAAAACGAAGCGTGTCAAAATAATTTTTTAACTTTTGTAAAAACCGTTTGGCCTGATTTTATTGCAGGAAGACACCACCACATCATTGCCGAAAAGCTTGAACGAGTAGCTAGGGGTGAATTGAAGCGATTAATCATCAATATGGCCCCTCGACACACCAAATCTGAGTTCGCATCGTTCTTGTTTCCAGCATGGATGATGGGTCGGAACCCGAAGATGAAGATCATACAAGCGACTCATACAACCGAGTTAGCTGTTAACTTTGGTAGAAAGACCAAAAATCTGATTGACGGGGACGAATACAAAACAATTTTCCCTAAAGTTAAGTTGGCAGCAGATAGTAAAGCCTCTGGTAGATGGGACACGGACGCAGGTGGTATGTATTATGCAGTCGGTGTTGGAAGTAACCTTGCTGGTCGTGGTGGAGATTTGGTTATTATTGACGATCCTCATTCAGAGCAGACTGCAATGAGTACTAAAGGTTTTGATGATGCTTGGGATTGGTACACTGGGGGCCCCCGACAACGTCTCCAGCCTGGAGGGTCAATAGTTTTGGTTCAAACACGCTGGTCAGAGAAGGATATGACAGGTCAGTTGCTTCGAGCAATGGCTAAAGATCCGCTAGCAGATCAATGGGAAGTTGTTGAACTACCTGCAATTTTTGACGACGAGACTCCTTGTTGGCCTGAATTTTGGAGTATTGAAGATTTGAACGCCGTTCGTGCCTCGATACCTCCGAGCAAGTGGAACGCTCAGTACCAACAAAACCCTACTGGCGATGAAAATGCGATTATTCCTCGTGAATGGTGGCGTAGGTGGGAGAAAAAGAAGGTTCCAGATTTGGAATACGTCATCCAAAGTTACGATACGGCGTTTAGCAAAAGAGAGACTTCTGATTTTTCAGCAATAACCACTTGGGGTGTATTTTATCCAAATGAAGGCGGCTCAGGGCCAAACTTAATTTTGTTAGATTCCAAGAAAGGTAGATGGGATTTTCCTGAATTAAAGAGAATTGCTTTTGACAATTACAAGTTTTGGGAACCTGATACTGTTATAATAGAGGCTAAAGCTAGTGGAATGCCCTTGACCCACGAACTACGGAACATGGGTATTCCTGTGGTAAATTTTACGCCGAGTAGGGGTACGGATAAGGTATCGAGGGTACATAGTGTGTCACCTTTGTTTGAGGCAGGGATGGTTTGGGTTCCTGACGAAGTGTGGGCAGACGAAATGGTAGAAGAGGTAGCTGCTTTCCCTAACGGCGAATATGATGATTTGGTTGATAGTATGACTCAGGCTTTAATGCGGTATCGTCAGGGAAATTTTGTCCAGTTGCCTACAGATGACTGGGAAGATGAAGAAAAGTCTGTTAAGGTTAGGGTGTATTATTAACGGTTCACGGGGGCATTTTCATGGAAAGTGGTAAACCAAATGCAGGCATGGTATTTCGAAACGTGCCATCACAGCTAGACGAAGACGATTTAAGGGCAGAAATAGAGGTAGAATTACCTGATTCCCAGTTAGATTTTGTATCTAATTTCGATCAAGACGAACCTAGCGAATCTATAGAAGTTATTGAAATGGATGATGGCGGTGTCACTGTCGAATTTGATCCAGAAGAAGTGCGTACCGACGATGGTGATTTTGGTGCTAATTTAGCTGAATTTATACCCGATCGTGAATTAGCTCGTATTTCATCAGAACTTTTGGAAGAGTTTGATGCGAACAAATCCTCTCGTCAGGAGTGGGAAGAAACATATTCAAACGGTCTAGAACTTTTGGGTTTTAGTTACGAGGAGCGCACACAGCCTTTTCGTGGAGCCTCTGGTGTAACTCACCCTCTTTTAGCCGAAGCTGCGACTCAGTTCCAAGCTCAGGCTTTTAATGAATTACTTCCTCCTGGAGGCCCTGTCCGTACTGTAGTAATGGGTAAAGAATCTGCTGATAAAATGGCTCAATCACAACGGGTCAAGCAGTTTATGAATTATTACATCACCAACGTCATGGAGGAATACACTCCAGACATGGATCAGATGTTGTTTTATCTGCCTTTGGCTGGCTCAACTTTCAAGAAGACTTATTACGATGAGACTCTGGGCCGTGCTGTATCACGCTTTGTCCCTGCTGAGAATTTGGTGGTTCCTTACGAGACTTCGGATTTGGAGACTTGTCCTAATATTACTCAGGTAGTTCGGATGTCCTTGAACGATTTACGTAAGCGTCAGTTAGCTGGAGTTTATTTAGATGTTGATGTTATTCCTGCTCAGAAAGAGGTGACTGGAGTCACTTCGGAGTTAGATGGTATTCAGGGCATTGAACCGAGCACCGTGGACTATGATTGTACGATCTTGGAAGTTCATGTTGATTTGGATTTAGAGGGTTACGAAGAGGTTGACGAGGATGGTGAACCTACTGGAATTAAGGTTCCTTACATTGTAACGATATCTGAGGACAACGGACAAGTGTTAGCGATCCGTAGAAACTACTTAGAGGATGATCCTCTCAAAAAGAAGATACAATATTTTACACATTATAAATTTTTACCCGGCTTTGGGTTTTATGGATTAGGTTTAATTCATACTATTGGTGGTTTATCTCGTACAGCGACTGCTGCTTTGCGTCAATTGATTGATGCTGGTACGTTGTCGAATCTTCCAGCAGGGTTCAAGGCCCGTGGACTACGGATCAGGGACGACGATGATCCTTTACAGCCCGGTGAATTTCGTGATGTAGATGCTCCCGGTGGTGCTATTAGAGACAGTTTGATGTTGTTGCCGTTTAAGGGTGCTGATACGACTTTGTTTAATTTGCTTGGTTTTGTAGTTCAGGCTGGTCAGCGGTTTGCCACGATAACTGATTTGAAGGTTGGTGATGGGAATCAGCAGGCAGCGGTGGGCACGACTGTTGCGATGATGGAACAAGGCTCACGGGTCATGAGTGCTGTGCATAAGCGTTTGCATTATGCGATGCGTCAGGAATTTAAGATTCTGGCTCGTGTAATGTCTGAGAGTTTGCCACAGGAGTATCCGTATACGGTTGCTGGGGACAATCAGTCGATCATGGCTCAGGATTTTGATGATCGTGTGGACGTTTTGCCTGTTAGTAATCCGAATGTATTTAGTCAATCTCAGCGTATTATGTTGGCTCAAACTAAGTTACAGTTAGCTTCTCAGGCTCCAGAGTTGCATAATCTGCATGAAGTGTATAAGGATATGTACGAAGCTTTGGGAGTTCAGGACGTAGATCGAATTATGAAGGCTACTCCGATGGAAATGCCAGAACCTATTGATCCTGCTCAAGAGAATATTAATGCTTTGGATATGTTACCTTTGAAAGCTTTCGAGGGTCAGAATCACCAAGCTCATATTAAAGCGCACTTAATCTTTGGTTCTTCGGGCATGGTAGCTCAGAATCCTATGCTTGCCACAGCTTTACAGAAGCACGTAATGGAGCACGTAAGGATTGCTGCTAGAGAGCAAGCTCAGGCTCAGTTATCTCAGCAACAGATGCAGCCTGGTATGGACATGGAAATGATGTTTGAACAAGCAGTTGCGAACTTTGTTTCGGAAGGTTTAGTTCAAGTAAAAGACCTATCAGGTCAGTTGTCAGGTGAAGGTGCTCCTAATCCAGTGGTAGAATTAAAAGAGAAAGAATTACAACTCAAGGCTCAAGCAGATCAGGCAGATAATCAGATTGATCAACAAAAATTACAGTTGGATGCTCAGAACCAGCAGATGCGTTCAGAGCAATTTAATCAGAGGTTGGCGGCTCAAGAGCGTCAAACGGCTGCTAGGATTCAGTCGGCGATGGATCGAGAGTTATTGAAACAGCGCAACAATTAGGGGGAAATTGTGGCAAAGGTTAAGCATCAGGGTTCGGCTCCTGCAAAAAGTCCGAAAGCGGTAGGGTATGCGGAGATAAAAGGTCAAGGTAAGATTCCTTATGGTGAATGTGCAGATGCTCCAAAAGTATCTGACAAACCTCGTGAGATGAAGGTACGGGGTGCGGGTGCTGCGAAACGTGGCACTAAATACATGGGGTATTGATGCCGTGGTTCGTTCACGGTTAGGCGGTTACGATTTGGATGGAGATGGTATAGTTACTGAAGAAGAGCTTCAAAGCTCTCAGGGGATGTTGGAGTTAGAGCTTCGTGAAGAAAAAGCGGAGGCTCAACGGAAAATGGCATGGGTAGGGTTAGCTAGTATGGTTATTTTCACCTTCATTCTATTCACTCCTTACGTTTCTGAGAAGCGTGTGAACGCTTTAGGTGACTTACTTGGTCTATTTTATTTAGCGCAAGCTTCTGTCGTTGGTTTTTATTTTGGGGCTACAGCCTACATGAGTAAAAAGTAGGCGTTTGGAGAAAATGTGTTAAATAAGATTTTTGGTAGTTTAATTAATCCAATCACTGGATTACTGGAAAAAGCTATCCCTGATAGGGATAAGCGGAACAAGTTAGCGCATGAGATTGCCACTATGGCAGAAAAGCAAGCTCATGCGATAGCTTTAGCTCAGATTGAGGTCAATAAGATTGAGGCTCAATCTCCTAATTTCTTCAAATCTTCTTGGAGACCATTTATCGGTTGGGTTTGCGGTATAGCATTTGCGTACCATTTTGTCTTACAACCTTTTTTAATTTTTGGTTTAACAGTCTATGGGATACAAATCCCCTCTTTACCTGAGTTCGATATGTCTACTTTAATGACCGTTCTGGGTGGTTTATTGGGTCTAGGTACTTTAAGGACTTATGAGAAATCTAAAGGTCTTACTAGATAATATACAATAGTAGTGGATTTTATAACAAAATATGTGATAATTTAGGAACTTATGGTAGATATTAGCGTACCAGAGGCCGTTTTTCGTTTAATCCGTGAGCGCAGAGAACAATGCGTGGAGTTTATGACGAACGGTAACCTCAAATCAATGGAACATTATCGTGAGATTATGGGCAACTTAGAAGGCCTAGCTTACGTGGAACAGGAACTCAAGAGCCTGCTAAATAAACAGGAGCGATCAGATGACTGAATCAACTGAGAAAGAAACAGAAAATCAACAATCCTTAGCGGATGTTTATGTAGACAAACCTAAGTTGAATCCCGAAGCGATTGGAGCTTCTTTGCTAGAGCGGATGCCTGCCCCCACAGGATGGAGACTCCTTATCTTACCTTACACTGGTAAGGTGAAAACCGACAGCGGTATTATTTTACCTACGTTGGTGCAGGACAATAAACAGATTTCCACTCAAGTAGGTTATGTGTTGAAGGCTGGCCCTTTAGCATATAAGGACAAAGAAAAGTTTCCAACGGGCCCGTGGTGCGAGGAACGTCAGTGGGTGATGTTTGCTCGTTATGCGGGGTCTAGATTTCAAATAGACGGGGGAGAGGTTAGGATTCTCAACGACGATGAGATTCTGGCGACTATCTTAGACCCCGAAGACATACATCATCTGTAAGGAGATAATATGACTGATGAAGCAACAGAGGTTGAAATCGGTACGGATGAGCAAGAAACCGAGGTGGTGCTTGAAGAAGCGGTAGCCGAGGACACTGGCTCTGAGGTAGCGGTAGAAGATTCGGGCGAGGATCAATTTAAGAAAGCGGAAAGTTCTACTCAAAGAAGGATTGACCGACTTACTAAGAAGATGCGTGAAGCTGAAAGACGGGAGCAAGAAGCTATTCGTTATGCTCAAGCTATTCAAAGTGAGTCCGAAACCTTAAAACAAAAAGTAGCCAACCTAGATACAAATTACGTCAATGAGTACTCTAGCCGTGTCTCTTCGGAGATTAAACGTGTTGAAGATGACTTAACGAGAGCAATTGATCTAGGTGATTCCGCTGCTGCTGTAGAGGCTCAAAGAAAGTTAACTGCGTTGGCTATTCAAGAAGATAGAGCTAATCAAGCTAAGTATCAGCAAGAGCAGCAGGCGCAGTATAGGCAGCAGCAGGCTGCTTTAGCGCAGCAACAAAGACAACAGCAAGCACAAGTTCAACAACAAACCCCTAAACGTCCTGATAAAAAGGCCGAGCAATGGGCTTTGAAGAACGAGTGGTTTGGTCAGGATGAAGCGATGACATATGCTGCTTTTGGAATCCATAAAACACTTGTCGAGAGTGAGGGATTTGACCCACAGTCCGACGACTATTATAATGAATTAGATAAACGTATAGCTTCGAAGTTTAAGCTAGACGCAGGCAATTCCAATAAACGGCCCGCTCAGACGGTTGTTGGAGCCTCTAGATCAAAAACATCTGGGCGCAGTAAGAAGGTTATACTCACCCCTAGCCAAGTAGCTATTGCTAAAAAATTGGGTGTGCCACTAGAAGAATACGCTAAACACGTTAAGGATTAATTATGTGTAAAAAAACAGAAGCAAACGCAAAAAGAACCCTTCGTGCCAACCAAACTCGGAATCATACGGCACAGCGTAAGCCGTGGGCTCCACCATCAATGCTAGATGCACCACCTGCGCCAGACGGCTTCAAGCATCGTTGGATACGAGCAGAGACTCGTGGATTCGACGATACTAAGAACATCAGCGCCAAGATGCGAGAGGGGTGGGAATTAGTCCGTAAGGATGAATATCCAGACTTTGAAGCACCTGTCGTTGAATCAGGTAAATATGAAGGAGTATTCGGCGTTGGAGGATTACTTCTCGCTCGACTTCCAGAGGAAACAGTAGCAGAGAGATCGGCTTACTTTAATCAAAGAAGTGCGGATCAAATGCAAGCTGTTGATCAGGACATGATGAGGGAGAATGCTCATTCAACCATGCGGATTGGCAATGCTGATCGGCAAAGTCGTGTAACTTTTGGTGGCCCAAAAAAGTAGGGCTGCTTTAATTTTGGGGGAAAATTATGGCTAATCAAGACACTAGCTACGGTCTTCGTCCTATCGGTCTAGTTGGCAGCGGTGTAAACTCAACTGGGGTAACTCAGTATGAGATAGCTTCTGACAACGATCATGCTATATATCAATACGGTATCGTCGTTCCTTTGAATACCGGATTTATTGATTATGCTGGTGCTGCTGATGGTGGTACTACTCAAGCATTAGGTGTACTGATGGGTGTTGAATATGTAGACAGTGTAAGCAAGAAACCTGTATATAAAAACTACTGGCCCGGAAGTGGATCAGTTAGTGTAGACACTAACTATCCAGTAAAAGCTTTTGTGGCTGATAATCCAGATCAACTTTTTAAAGTAGCTTCA